CTCTAGTCGCTCAATTGGATACCAATCAGGCCACAAGGCAGAACCATCATCCTGAATCGCTGGAAGGCTTAAAACCTCCCATTGATCGCCACCATTAGACTGTTCTGATAACAGCCTACCGCTTAGATCATCGTCATGCCAGCGCGTGTTAATTACTACCACCGCGCCACCTGGCATTAATCGAGTGTAAGCAGTTGATGTGTACCAATCCCAAACACGCTGCCGTGTAATCTCGCTGTCTGCCTCTTGACGGTCTTTGAATGGATCGTCAATAAGTAGAATGTCAGCGCCTCGGCCTGTAATCGCTGTGCCAACACCAGCAGCAACATACATGCCGCCCTTATCTGTGTGCCAGCGATTAGCCGCTTTACTATCCTGCGCTAATTCAACTTTAAATAGATTCTGGAACTCAGGACTGCCGACAATATTGCGAACTTCCCGCCCAAAGTCGTTAGATAAGTCGCTGTTGTACGATGCCGCAATAATCTGCTTATCAGGCTTATTCCCCATATAGAAAGCAGGGAAGCGCCTTGATGCTAGTTCAGACTTACCATGACGTGGAGGCATACAGATAATCAGCCGCTTGATCTCGCCAGACATTACGCCTTCTAGCTTTGCAGCTATTAGCTCGTGATGTGGTGCAGCGATATAAGACGAATTAGTGTACTTAGTGAACTCTAACAAGCTAGTGCGTGCTTTACGCCTAGCTAGCAGTTCACTCGCCGCTTGCTGCCGCGATACTTGCGAGTTCATCGTCTGTTAGTTCTGATGCGCGTCTAATGCTTAATGAGCCGCTAATCTCTTGGCTCATCTTCTCGCCATATTTTTTAGGCTTGAGCTTTGATGCTACCCACTTGCGAGCCTCAACGCGCAAACGTGATCTAGCAATTACATCTTGATCTGTGCGCTGATTCCCGTTCTCATCAACATAAGTATCATTTAGCCCATCATCTGCAATCTGCACTATCTCATCAGCCAATGTTTCGGCCTGTTCTTCTCGTGCGCGTGCGTATTGGTCACTAAATGACTTGTTATTTGCAAGCCACCTGAAAATAGTTGCAAGTCTCGGCATATCTGCATCTTTGCAAATTGATCGCAAGCTTTCGCCTGTACTGATTCTTTCGCAAATGTTATCCGCTAGTTCTTGCGTATAGTCTGTGTTTCTGCCTGCCATAACGTTTCAGGGTTCCTCACGGAGTGTCCTGCCTACAAATAAAAAAGCCCCGACGGATCGAGGCTAAACCCGCATATAGCGAGAGGGAGAAAGTCTTGGCTAATTGATGCGTTAATCGCTTGCCACACGAAACTATAGTCGCCTATTACCAGCGACCGCGAACCTCGCAATCCTTAACTGGCACGATGAGTAATAAGTATGATGACTGAGGCTGACTTCATGCACGTTGCCAGCCGACTATATGAAGCGGTGTCTCCGCTCACGAAGCCCATGTTTCATATCAATCATCTGCGTATTAAATAAAAAAGCCCCGCATCAGTTAAGATACGAGGCTAACATTCTTTAGTGCGAACGAATCAACACTAGTAATTACATGGTACAAGCTGTGACACTCTCATGCAACCGCTATTTTGTGACACAGTTCGTTGCTTGCGCCATACATCTTTTCTGCTAGTTCATCATGCATGAACGCAAGTTTTTGATTATATCTCTCCCTGCTTATCTTTAGTAATTGCGCCTTTGTTTTCTGTGGCCTGTGGTCTGTGTACTCAATAACCACAATACTTACATGAAGCGATGAATAGGTCATTAAACAATCCTCTAACGCTTGCAATCTTGGAGGGAGTTCTTTTGCAGTGTAAGCATCTTGGCTTGTACTTGATTGCACTCGCTCATTGTACCAAGATACCTTTTTTGGAAATCCTGTTCCCATTCTATGCTGCGTAAGACTAGCCCAATAGCGCAAATCGTCTTTAATACGGTCTATGCTTGTATCTGTCATGCGCTCACCTTTGATGCGAAGTAAAAAATTAAGCCTAAAGCAATGAATACAAAAACTACTGAAAAGAGTTCAACCTTAAAACCTTGAATCTTGAAAATTGACTTAATGTATTTAGACACTATTCCAAAGCTCCAAAAAAGCAATCCGAAGAAAATAACTAGGATGGCAATCCCAAAGAATTTACCTGATAAATTTGCGAGTACCTCGTTCATGCTTCCCCCTCTGGTAGTTCGTATTCGATGCGGTCTGTTAGCCAGCGTACAAATGTTCTATTCTCGCTGAACGCTTTTTCGCTTGGATATTGGTCTCTTGCTGTAGCAATTTGAAGGTCGCCTTTTCTAAACATAGCAACTCGATACCATCCTTTCTTTGGCTCTGGCTTGACGCGAACTTTCTCGTAATGAATTGTTTCGCATTTAAGCAATTCAAAACTATCTTCATCATCCAAATTTTTCCATTCAGATTCTTCTATGTTTGATTTTTTTATGAATCTAACCTGCAATTTCTTACCATCTGCCAGCGCTTGATATAGCTCTGCCCTTCTCTTGGCTTCTTCTCTCATTACTCAACCTCAAACAGTTTTTTTACAGTTAATAGGCTTTCAATTGCTTTGTTTTGCTGGACTATCGTCTCTCTAGCTGCTTGCAATTGGTTCCACAGCATTTGCACATCACTCTCAAGGTATAAGTGTTGGCCTGCCCATTCTTTCTTGTCATAGCCTGCGTTGTGTACTTCGCCATTCATGTACGTGAAGTCACCAACTTTTATTTTTCGCACTGAATCAATATGTCCTATTAGCTTTGGTGTAAATCCGTTCATATAGCCACCCATTTATAGATGATGTAAAAAACTAGATTAACGATAAAAAACACCGAAACCACCGAAGCCACTTCGACTTTGAAACCTTTAACTTTAAAAAAATGCGTGATTAACTTTGATACCTTTTGGAAGCACACCATCAGAAGCCCAAGCCAAAGCACTGATAAAACCGTAATCCCTAAACTTTTTAATAAATCACTCATATACTCACCCTCAAATCGTAAGAGCAATAACTGCACAAGCCAAAAACATTGGATAAGGCCAATATGAAGGTTTCGCAAACATTTTTTCTAGCTCTGAAAGTTTTGAATATTGCGTTGCTTGATTTAATATCACCACAAGACTTAAAAACCCGAAAACAATTGCTAACCAAAAAATAGTATTCATATACTTACCACTCCCTTTGTATCAATCCGCTTTGCATATAGTTCTGGTGTCATTGGCGTAAATGGCTTAACCCATCTTGGCGTTGGCTTGGCTTCCTCTACTGGTATTCCGTAAGTTCTGCGACCTCCACCATTGAATCTTGTTCCTACGCAATCCAATTCTTTAAGGTATTGATTGACAGTTTTAATCGGTAGATCTAACTGCTTGGCAATGGTGTCCACTCTGGAATACAAACCTTCGCGTCTTTTCAGCCATGCCAATACTTCTTCTTTTTCGTGATTCATACGACACTCCTAGGATCTACTGCCATAGTCACTGGTTGGAAAGGCTGGATTCTTCAACGTGCGGATTAAATCGCTTTGCGCCTTGATAACATCGTCTTTCTTCATGCCTTCAAGCACTAGCCGCCCTACTGCTTGCAATAGTTCACGCTCTAACTGCGTTTCTGTTTTCATTTTCTATTTCCCTCAATCGCTTATCAATCAAAATTATGCTTAACTATAGCATGTTTTTTATATTGTGCAATACCAATTTATCTTAAAAGATCTTTTTCTTGCGATGCCATTAGGTCAAACTCATGAGGATCAAAATACTTGTCATACGGATCGCCTAAACCTTTCTCCTTGCACCATTCACTTAATCTTACGTGGCCGTTAAATGCTCCTTGTTTGTAGCCTGCACGATGCGCAGCCGCTAGGCAAATAAAATACCTGACCATTTCAGGACTATCCGTAAAAGCTGCTCGTATCTCTTTTTTGTCGTCATCGTTCCATTCGTAATAGGCCGAAAGATACTTTAAATCTGACGATAATCTCTCTGGATATTTCAAAATTCCACCTCCTCACTTGATATTCCTGTGGCCACATCGTAACAAATTGGGTGCGCGTATCGGTCTTCAAGGTATTGCATTGACGCGCCATTAAACCAAAAGCGGAAAACTCCTGTATCTGTATCTTCTGCGTTTCGCTGCTTTTCAAGCAAAAGAATTGCATCAGGTTCATCTGGTGTTGCGTTACCTTCTAACAATGCCTTTTCTTTTTTCTTGTTTCGCCAAACAATAAACACGTTATCAACCAGGTCAGTGATCGCGCCCGTTCCTTTAATGTCGAATTTGTTAGGCTGCGTTTCTTCATCTTTCAACTTCTTCACGTGCAATATCAGGTGAATGTGGCAACCAGTATCATGCGCAATCGTGCACAGTCCATTCACAAAATCTTTCTGTTCGTTGTAACTATCCTCACCAGCAACGACTTTCATCAAGTTATCAACAAAAAATTGAGTGATGCCGTAAGTTGCAATTGAGTACCGAATAACAGCCAACATTACGCTAGGCTTGCAACTTCCAACATGGTCATAAATCCATAGCTTATCGTTAGTCCACTTACCAAATTGCTCAATATATGAAATTGTAGGCTCGAACGCTCCAAACATCTGGCGACTCATTCGCGCCATTGTCTTATATGGCGGCATTTCAAGCGAAGCAAGACAGCATCGTTCGCCTTGATAACAAAGACCTAAAGCGGCCTGGCCTGACATCATAGACTTACCATGCCCATTGATACCAGCCCACAATGAAACCTCGCCAGTCCTAACTTGGAATGTTGAATGAGTATTTGACCACGGCAATCTCACTCGCGGTGATTCTTGAGGCTTGTGAAAATGATCTATAACATCTTGCACCCAACTTGATGCAGGCTTAATGTCGTGCGATTCCTCCTCATTCATCCACAAATCAAGGTCAATTTCAGAATCTTTAATTAATTGCATAATTCCCCCGAAAACATCTTATTTTGCAAGCTGCACCACGGATTAGGAATCAACTTCATTTTAAAACCCATCTGCGGCTTGCTTAGAGCCTTCTCACAAGGCATAAACCAAAATTCAGCACCTTCCTTACGGTCAATGTCCCAAACTGCTAAAAACCGCGTTTTATTGCGCGCAATCGCATTTATAGTTTTTAGCCAATCAACTGATGAACTTGCATACACGCAAATATCAAGGCCGCGACACCAAGACCAGTCATAATCATTTTTTGCGACTGCATAAACCGT